AAAGTACGCAAGCCGAAACTTACAGCACGGCAATTGGCGTTGTTCAAAAGCGATGAAAAGAGCTAGCTATTCCGTTACCGTTACTTCATATCTCATCTCATATACTTTGATTCCACCTGGAAGACTGTAGTTCCTGCTCTTCTTCCGGACAAGAGGTCCGGCTGCGCCTTCAAACCTTTTGCAATGCAGCAGTCTGTTCAACTCCGAAGCCATCTGTTGGCGTTCAACAGCCTTTTCTTCCGTTCCGCTACCATACCGGGTATCATCGTAACAGTCGATTCCCAAAGTGATGACTACCGTGCATTTACCACGCTGCACTCCGCCTGAAAGACTTTCCCAATCGGTTTGTTCCGCATTTATCAGTACGCAGGGAAAGGTGACCGGATAGGTGTCTTCGTCTGTCTGGAGCTGGCCATAATCTTCGTCTATGGTGGACAGTACGGGCATATTGGCAGCGATGTGCTGCTGGATGCTGTAAAATAGTTGTTCCATGATTCTTATTTGTTTAAAATGTTAGTGATATTGGTTTCTATCAAATTCTCTATTTTCTGATTCAGTTCACGGCTTTCGCCGATAAACTGGCGTTGGGGAATTGTGGCTTTTACGTCAAGTGTTTCTTTGGTTGTCAGCGCAAGCCTTTTCCATTTCAATGCTTCTTCCGGAAGGTTCTCCTCAATGGCTTTGCGTTTCTTACCACCGGCTTTCATTCTTTTGGTGATTCCGGCAGCTTGGTAATATTGCGCCCATGCGAATTTCCTCATTTTCAGGGTTACTTGCGGGTGTGTGGTTATCTGCCCGCCATTATTGTGTAACGCTGCGTATTCCACGTCGTTTGTCACGGTGACGCTGGAGTCTCCCGGAATATATTTGATGGAGCTGAACAGGTGATTTCTGCCGGAAAGTAGCGTACCATATTTGGCGGAAGCTCTTTTCCCGCCTTTTTTCCTTCTTTGGGCTTCCTGCCAGGGATGAAGGGAACCGTCGACAAAACCACCTTGGCGGAAGTTTTCCTGAAAATGGTCTTTTGCTGTGCGTCCTACTAGAACGGGAAGTTTCCGGTGGCGGAAATCATTCAGTTCAGCGGCTTTTTGCAGCAGTATCTGCTTAAATTCTTGAATATTCATTGTTTTAT